CCCGCCTTGTCTATTAGCTGGGACTTGAACTCTTCTTTAGCTTGTATATAATGTTGCTTAGTATCCCTAATATAATTTCGGGTAGGCTTACTATGTATAAGCATTTTACCTGTCCATTGTTTACTGTTTTTGCTGGACGGTACATTTCCTGGTATAAATATTTCTTTCATATTTCGTTAGGGTCAGGTATATAAATAGAAAGCTCGGTGCTTGCAAACATTTTGATTTTGTCTATGTAATCAATAAACTCTTTATTTGTAAGCTTAGTTGTGCTGATTGATACTCTAATCCATTCATCTCCTATTAATTCTTTTTTATATAGGAACTTAGACTTCAGGACTTCGTGCATCTCCTCCTTAGAATATCCTAACTCTTCAGTTAAAATACCAACAACAACTTTCCAATAGTATTGGTTGAGAGCTCCACTTCTTTTTACTGTGTTCTTTTTTATCTCTACAACAACGCTAGTATTGTCAAGCTTTTGTAATTGCTTTTCCATCTTACTAGGGTATGTATATACAATCTTTCCGTTTATAATTTTTGCTATATGTTTCATAATAAAAATGTACGACAAGCGAGAGCCTATGAATCAACATAGTATACCCTTGGCTTGCCGTACAATTTATATTTTAGAATGGCATATCATCTACTGCAGCTGTTTTGTCTGCATTTGCAGTGCCAGTTGCTTCTAACGCATCGTTATATGCACGAAGGTCTTCCTGACTCATAGTTTTATTCCATTCAGGATTAAACACTTCGCCATCTTTTACAGGCCATTTGTAATCAGCTACAGTTCTAATAACAGGATTACCATCCTTATCGTTAGTCCAATACTCTCTGTTAGCAAAAGCTACTTTTAGAGTTGAACCTACTGCACTTTTACAAGCTGATATATAATCAGAAAAATCTGTAACACCTGCAGCTATTAATAAACGCTTAAGCATTTTTGCTTTATACTCTGCTGCTTCAGGTGATTGTCCAGGTCTATCTCCAAATATACGAGCTTTACCTGTTGCCCCATCTGTTGTCTCCATCATAAAATCTATGTATGGAGTTTTTGCTGTTGGGTTACTTGCTTTTGAGGATTCTACTTTAGTAATCTTTACTGTGTGAATACCTGCTTTAATGTAGTTTGATGCTGTTACATCAACACTGTCTAAATTTGTAAACATAATTTTCTTTTTTTAATGTTTATGAATAATACTCTTCGCACTTTTCTATAACCTGTGCAAGGTCGTTACTAATATGTAAAGTGTCAAACATACCCATAGGGCTTTTTGCTGAATCTTTACCTAAAGATTGTGTTCTAAATCTATAATCTACTTTGCCATTATCTAAATGGTTGTCAGTAAATAGACATAAAACAAATTCTTTTTCTACTCTTTTCTTCCATCTGTTTCCGTCAACAGCAACAAATCTTTCTTGTACACCATCTTCTCCATCGTAAGCACCATCAATAGCTAAGAATATAATATTCTTGTCAGTGTTTTTACTCATGTTTAAGACGTTGTCTATCTCTTTGTTATAGAATGACCACACGTCAAAGCCTTTAAAGCGTACGTCAGCCTCTCTATATATCATTTCAATAAGAGATGTAAATGATTCAACAACAATAGTGTCTATGGAATCAGACTCTACTGCTTTTTTAAATGCAGCTTTATATGTAGCAAGGTCAGGAACAGGTACGTTCTTAAACTTGTTAGCACCTTTAAAAGGTAACTGCTTTCTTTCTGTATTTAATACAGCTGTTGTCTCTGGATTGAGATTACGAAGGGATGATGACTTACCTGAGCCACTCTTTCCCACTACAATAATGTTTGGTTTCATTTTTTAGTTGGTAATTTAATTATCTGTTCTACTTTTAATTTATTTGGTTTCTTATAGTGTTCTCTTTTAGATGTTACAAATTTCATAAAACCTCTTAATAATATGTTGTTTTTCTTTTTAATTAATTCGTCTATACAGCCATATGTAGACGAAACAACTTTGTTGACAACATAATAAGGGATATTATTTTTTTTAGAAACCTTTTTGCAAATCTCCTTGTAATTAATCATGATTATAGAAGTTATCTAATGATTTTTTCTGTTCAAATTTAGTAAATTTATTGTTGAAAAACAAGAATATATTACCTATTCCTACATTTCTACCTTTAGCAAATATAATCTCTGCTAAACCTTTTACATCATTGCCATGTTCATCAGCTTCAAAGCCATAATACTCTGGTCTATATACAAGAACTACAGTATCTGCTGCTTGTTCTATTTCACCCGACTCACGCAAATCACCAAGTGTAGGTCGACAGCCTTGTCTTTTTTCTACAGCTCTGCTTAATTGCGATAAAGCTATAACACATATATTAAGTTCTTTAGCGATATTTTTTAGAGCTCTTGCAATTTGTGATACTTCTTGCTCACGACTTCTACCTCTTGTATAATTATTTACAAGCTGCAAATAGTCAATCATTACAAGCTTTACTCCTTTACTTAATACATATCGTCTTATCCTATTTAAAAGATAACGTAGACTTGTGTTATTACATTCATCAATATATAACGGTGACTTTTCTAATCTGCCTATGGACTTATGCATTACGCCCCATTGCGTATGATTAAGCTGACCAGCAGATAACGATTTATTTTCTATATATGAATCTGAACTAACTAATCTTGTAACTAATTGATTAACAGACATTTCATATGAAAATATAGTAGTAGGCACACCACTAAGCGCAGCATTGTGAGCTAAAGCTAAAGCAAGACTTGTCTTACCCATGGATGATGCACCACCAACAATAATTAAATCTTGTGGTTTCCAACCATTAGTATGCATATCTATTTCGTCAAAGCCACTTGTTATACCAACAAGACCTTTGTTTTGAGAATTAATTTCAACTTCTTCTATAAAATCTTTTAATTGATTTTTAATATCAGGCACATCTTCTACAGTTGTATCATTTACTTTTGATAATTCAGATATAGCTCTTTCTATAGCATCTTCTATAGTGATTTCTTTTCTTCTTATCATCTCCTGTAAATCTTCTACAACTTTTTCTAGCTTATTACTTTTATTTAAGTCTACTAATTCATTAATAGTATTCTTAATATCGTAATTCCAAGTGCTTAATGTATATATAGAAGCAACATCATAAGAACAATCAACACCAGTTTCTTTTTTCATTTCATCTGATAAAGAAATAATGTCAATATTTTTACCTTGTTGATACATGCTATCTATTATGCTAAACATAATTCTATAAGCATTACTTTCAAATAGCTCTGGCTTTAATAGGTTAAAGTTTTCATAATAATCATCTTTGTTATTTAGCAATTTGCTAATAAGTATTTCTTCAAATTTCTCTCTGTTCATTTCCTTCCTAAGTTTATTATTTTCTTTTGATTTATTTCAGGCACTTCGTTATCCCATTCTTCATTTTTAATCCATCTTTCAAGATGTTTAAACTCAGGATAGAATTGTTCTGTACTGTCCATGTGTTTTTTATATATTATTTGCTTATTTAAGCTGTCTAATATATAATTAAACATTTGTTCAGTCAACTTTACCTTCATAAATAATTCTTTACTTTTCTTTTTACCTATTTTAATTGGGTACAATTTCCAAAGCTTTTCGAACCACTTTTCTCTAACGTCTTTTAAGACGCTATGAGCAACTTTTTTAGATACTTTAGTATTAAAGAATGTATCAGCTTTAGGCTTACAGGTAACCATTTTAGACTCTTCATTATATGTAATATAATTCTCATCTCTTAATTTTCTGTAAGCTTTGTATATAATTTTGTCGTCAAAACCATATTTTTTTGATAAACCCTCATGATACATTTTATCTCTAAAGTTCTTATGGAAATGCAAAACCAGCACATCGGCAACAGTTAATGTACTGGTTTTTGCAAATACCATTTTTAGCATTTGTATAATAAACGAATTCATTAGTTTAGATTTATACCTTGAGCTCGCATTTCTGCAATGATTTCTTTTAACGCATCTTTTGTATAAGCATTGCTATTACCTACTAAAAGCTCGTATTCAGGCGACCAATTAGTAAATTTGCTATGTTTATGTG